CTTACGTGAACGTCAGGAACTTGAAAGGCTTGCTCAACAGCTTGTTGACGAGAATAAACAGCTTAAAGGCACGGTTGATAAGAACCAAGAAATCCTTCTAGAGCAGGCTAAACGTACGGCTGCAGGTGAAGCGATCCTTGCCAAACGCGCTTACAAGGCAGCGTATGAAGCAGGTGACGCGGATAAACTCCTTGACGCACAAGAGAAGTTAACCAACGCCAAGATAAAGGCTGACAGGCTTGGTAACCTTAAAAGTCCCGCTTTACAACAGGAAGAAACTCCTGTACAAACAGAACAAATTCAAGAACAATTCGCCCCAGCACCTATTGATGACCGAGCAAACGAATGGGCAGCGTCCAATACGTGGTTCGGACAAGATGATGAAATGACAAGTTTTGCGCTGGGGTTGCATACAAAACTTGTCAAAGAGGGCGTAAGTCCTCAGAGTGACGATTACTACGAGAAGATTAATTCTCGTATGCGACAGATATTCCCCGATAATTTCGAGGATGTTGGTGAACCAGAACAACGGAAGCGACGAACGAATGTGGTTGCACCCGCAACGCGGAGCACAGCCCCTAAAAAAATTAGGTTAACGCAAACACAAGTTGCAGTTGCTAAACGGTTAGGTCTCACCCCAGAACAATACGCCAAACAGGTTGCTATAGACATGAGGAAACAATAATGGCTCAGAATAGAATAGATCGTGAATTAACGACCCGTGAAAAAACAGTCCGTAGGAAAGGATGGTCAAGGCCAGAAGTTCTGCCTTCACCTACTCCAGAAGACGGGTACGCTTTTAAATGGGTACGTGTAAGCACGCAAGGTCAAGTTGATGCCACTAATGTTTCGTCCAAACTCCGTGAAGGCTGGGAGCCTGTACGGGCAGAAGATCATCCCGAAATTACAATGGTCGCCGTTGAAAACGAACGGTTCAAAGACAATGTTGTAATCGGCGGTCTGATGCTTTGTAAAGCTCCGTCTGAACTACCGGAAGAGCGAAACGAACATTATGAAAATCAAAATAATGCTCAGATCCTTTCTGTAGACAACAGCCTCATGAGAGAGAACGACCCTCGTATGCCGCTATTTAACGAGCGGAAGACGAAGGTTACTTTTGGTAAAGGAATCTAACTTTAATTTGAGGAGTCTCTAATGGCTTATCCAACTGTATCAGCCCCTTACGGGTTGAAACCGGTCAATTTGGTCGGTGGAAGGGTATTTGCTGGTGCTACTCGACAGTTCCCTATTGCTTCTGGCTACGCAGCAAACATCTTCAATGGTGATGTTGTTAAGCTCATTAACGATGGAACTATCCAGAAAGACACTGGTACTGCTACCGCCACCCCCGTTGGCGTTTTCGTTGGTTGTTCATACACTAGCCCTGCTTTGGGTTATCAGTTGTTCAGCCAATACTATCCCACTGGCACTGTTGCTAGTGATATCGTTGCTTATGTTGTTGACGATCCCGATGCGTTGTTCAAGGTCGCAGTTACCGCTGCTGGCACTGCTAACATCGCTACCGTGGCTCGCACCGCCGTAGGTAATAATTCTGTGCTCATCCAAACGGCTGGAGTTACTGCTACTGGGGATTCTAAAATCTCTATTAGTTCTACGACAGCTACCACGGCTACACAGCCTATTCGAATCATTGACGTAGTGCCCGAAACGGCTACTGGCGCTGATGCCTTCGTAGAGGTTATTGTGAAGTGGAACTGGGGCATGCACCAGTATCAAAACGCAACTGGCGTATAAGGAGAGTAAATCATGGCTATTTCAAGAGCCCAATTACTGAAAGAACTCCTCCCCGGTCTTAATGCTCTTTTTGGTTTAGAGTATGCTAAGTATGGGGAAGAAACTAAGGAGATTTTCGAAACAGAATCTTCTGACCGTTCTTTCGAAGAAGAAACCAAACTATCCGGCTTTTCTGCTGCACCTGTTAAAAACGAAGGCTCTGCCATCGAATATGACAATGCACAAGAAGCATGGAGTGCACGCTACACGCATGAGACGATTGCGATGGGCTTCAGTATTACTGAAGAAGCTATCGAAGATAACTTGTATGACTCACTGTCTGCTCGTTATACGAAAGCTCTCGCTCGCGCTATGGCGTACACCAAGCAAGTTAAAGGTGCTACCATCTTGAACAACGGTTTTGCTGCTGGCACCACTTACGGTGACGGGCAAACGCTGCTTTCAACGGCTCACCCACTTGTCTCTGGCGGCACTAACTCAAACCGTCCTACTGTCGCGGCTGACCTTAACGAAACTTCTTTAGAAGCGGCTGTTATTCAGATTGCTGGTTGGACTGATGAGCGAAGCCTGTTGATCGCTGCGAAGCCTCGTAAGTTGATTATCCCACCCAATCTTCAGTTTGTAGCAACTCGTTTGTTAGAGACCGAAGGACGTGTTGGTACTGCGGATAACGACCTCAACGCACTTCGCAACAACGGTTCTATCCCCGAAGGATACTCAGTTAACCACTATCTGACTGACCCAGATGCGTGGTTCTTAATGACTGACGTACCTAACGGCTTGAAGCACTTTGTCCGTACTCCGATGTCAACGTCTATGGATGCTGATTTCGATACAGGCAACTCGCGCTACAAGGCTCGTGAGCGTTACTCGTTTGGTGTATCTGATCCCCTTGGGATTTATGGTTCACCCGGCGCATAATGCTGGTATAGAAAGGGGGGGGCACTTGTTGCCCCTTTCTTTTTTATGGTGTTGCCAAACATAAAAACAAGTGCTAGATTACTTGCTATCGGGATAACCCGGTAAATCTGACAGACCCGACTGACGACATGCAGACAGATTTACCCAACTTGCATGTAAGGAGTCTTTAATGGCTAATACAACTTTCTCTGGCCCCGTTACCTCAACCAATGGTTTTGTGGGCACTATCGTAGTTCCTACTTATACTGTAGCGAGTGCCCCTTCAGCATCTGATGCTGGCGCTGGCGCGTTAATCTACACCTCTAACGGTGCTGCCGGTGCTGCTATCCTTGCGTTCTCTAACGGTACTGACTGGAAACGTTCAGATACTGGCGGTACTATTGCTGCATCCTAAAGGAGTACGATATGTCTAGTTCTGATATCCAATCAAAACGGATTACAGGAACCGGCTCATTAGGTGTTGGCCCTGCGCGCATTACGCAGATCCAAGTTCTGACTACTACTGGCTCGCCCCGCCTCACTATTGAAAACGGTGATGGTGGGCAAACGGTAATAGATCTGGACTTTAGTGCGAGTTCTACGCATTCGGTCAACATCCCTGACGACGGCATCCGATGTCCTGACGACGTTTTTATCGCTACTTTTACTGCTTGTACAGCAGCGACCGTCTTTTACCGGTAACGCAGATGCGTGCCTATTATAAANCAGGCGGTCAAGTAGATAAAAAAAGCATGGCCTGTAACAAGCCGCGCCGAACTCCTAGTCACCCTAAAAAATCACATGTCGTGAAGGCGTGTGAGGGCGGCAAAGAAAAGATTATTCGGTTTGGTGAGCAGGGTGCTAGTACCGCAGGTAAACCTAAGAAGGGTGAATCTGCGCGTATGAAGGCTAAACGCAAATCCTTTAAGTCCAGACACGCTAAGAATATTGCTAAAGGCAAGAGTTCCGCTGCATACTGGGCTGATAAGGCGAAATGGTGATGCCTAGCAAAAGCAAGAAACAACAAAACTTTATGGCTGCAGTAGCCAATAACCCTAAATTTGCTGCAGAAACTGGGGTACCCCAGTCAGTAGGCAAAGACTATGAAGAGGCTGATAACATGAAAAAACAAGGCTATAACGCTCGTCTAGATGATTCTATGGGCGCTAAGAACGGCAAGAAAAAACAACCCATGAAGTCTCGTCGTGACGAGAGCGAAGGTATGGAGAAGTCAATGGGCAAGCGTAAGTTTGCTGGCGACAAGGCCATGAAGTTCCAACGCGGTGGCCCTATGCCTGCTGGTATGGCTAACCCACGCGCTGGTGTTACGGGTGGTATGCGTCAACAAGAATTAATTGACCCCGAAACTGGTCTGCCTATGCCCGAAGAAGGGAGTATGCCTCGACGACGCATCAACGATCCTACCCCTGCACAACAGCGGCAAGCAATGCGACAAGCCCGAAGCTCCGCTCGTAGAGGCGGCGGTGGCAGAAAAGCTGGTGGTAAGATTGGGGCATACAAGGCTGGTGGCAAAGTCCGTGGTGCTGGTTGCGCTACCAAAGGCACCCGTGCTGCTAAAATGGTAACGATGAAAGGTAGCTAATGCGCTGTTACTATAAAAAAGGCGGTTCGGTTAAAGACGCGTGCTATAGCAAGGTTAAGTCTCGCTACAAGGTCTTCCCTTCCGCCTATGCTTCAGGTGCTATTGCGAAGTGTCGCAAGAAAGGCGCTAAGAACTGGGGTAACAAGAGTGGCAGTTAGAAAGACCGAAAAAGGCGCATCGTTAAAGCGTTGGTTTAAAGAAGACTGGAAAGATGTACGTACCGGTAAAGCCTGTGGTAGGAAGAAGGGTGAAAAGCGCGATACGCCGTATTGTAGACCTACAAAGCGGGTATCCAGTAAGACACCTAAAACGTCTTCAGAGATGACTAAAGCAGAGAAGACGAGTAGGGTTGCTCAGAAAAAGAAACTGGGGCAACCAGCAGGTAAACCGAAACGTGTAGCATCGTTACGTAGGAAGAAACAAAGTGGCTAAAGGCGTAAAACATTATTACCAAGATGGTCGTGAGCACAAAGGGGGCATGCACAAGCACCCTGATGGTAAACTTATGACGGGTAAAACGATGTCTAGCGCCTCTAAAAAGTTGTATCACTACGGTCAGCTTTCCGCAAAAGCCAAACAAAAAGCTAAGAGCGGGTGGGGATAATGGCTACATCAGGAAGTACAGCATTCAATATGCCCTTTACAGACATCGCTGAAGAGGCGTGGGAGCGCGCAGGGCGCGAACTGCGGTCAGGGTACGATCTCCAGACAGCCCGTCGTTCTATGAATCTGATGACGATCGAGTGGCAGAATCGCGGCATTAACATGTGGACGATTGAGCAGGGTGTTCTTGATTTAGTGCAAGGTCAAGCAACCTACGCGCTACCTGATGACACCATCGACCTTCTAGAGCAGAGCGTTCGTACGGGTGCACACAACTCGGTCACGCAGTCGGATCTAAACCTTAACCGGATTAGCATCAGTACTTACGCGTCTATCCCTAACAAAATTACACAATCACGGCCTATACAGGTCGTTATCCATAGAGATAGTGGGCAGACTTACCCAACCGGTATAACGTTAGGGGCTACTGCAACCAGCACTGCTACGACAATTACGCTTAGTGGTGTAGCGGGATTACCCCCTGCAGGGTTCGTTAAGATCGAAAACGAGATTATTAACTACGGGTATATTGAGGGTAACGTGTTACAGAACTGCTTCAGGGGCCAACAGGGCACTACAGCAGCGACTCACACAGTTGGTGGTACCGCTATACCCGTTTACTGGGAACAAGTCCCTGCGGTCACCGTATGGCCTGTACCGGACAATGTTGAGAGCTACCAGATTGTTTACTGGCGTATGCGACGTGTGCAAGATGCTGGTAGTGGTATTGAGACAGCCGACATGAACTTTCGGTTCTTTCCATGTTTAGTAGCAGGTCTGGCATACCATATTGCCATGAAAGTACCTGAGTTCATGGATAGAGTNCCGATGTTAAAAGCGGCATACGAAGAACAGTTTGAGCTTGCTGCAGGAGAAGATAGGGAAAAAGCCCCCGTGCGGTTTGTACCTCGTGCAGGTAGGTTCTAAATGGGTAACCAATTCGCTTCAGACAAAAGAGCCATCGCCATGTGCGATGTGTGCGGCTTCCAATTTAAACTGAAGACGTTAAAAGATTTAGTAGTTAAGGGCAGGAACACGAACATAAAAGCGTGTCAAGAGTGCTGGAATCCAGACCAGCCGCAACTTAAACTAGGGGAGTTTCCGGTAAACGACCCACAAGCAATTAGAGATCCAAGGCCCGATAGAAGTCTTGGCGTATCAGGGGAGTATAGTAGTAGAGACATACAGTGGGGTTGGAACCCAGTAGGCGGTGGTAATGATCCGTTTGGGCTAACTCCTAACAACTTAATATCTACTGGGTCAGTAGGAACAGTTACAGTAACGACTACATAGGAGTAGTACGATGTATAACCCTAAAAATGTTTTTGGGATGGAAGAAGTCAAAGTCCAAAAGAATAAAGGCGTCCAGTCTTATGGTGCCAAGCCAAGCATGAAAGGCGTTAAGACTTCCGGTACTATGATGCGCGGGTATGGCGCAGCGACTAAAGGCCGTATGTGCCGAGGGCCAATGGGCTAAATCATGGACTACACGCAGCTCAAAGTAGATATTCAGGATATTTGTGAGACNACTTTCACAGATGCCCAGCTTGCTATGTTTACCGAACAGGCCGAGCANAAGATCTATAATACAGTCCAGATCCCTGCGTTACGTAAAAACGTTACTGGGTCAGTGACAGCTAGTAACACGTACCTAGATATTCCTTCGGACTTCTTATGGTCGTACTCTTTAGCGGTTATTGACGGAGACGGTAATTACTCGTTCTTGATTAACAAAGACGTTAACTTCATCCGTGAAGCATACCCAAAGGCTACTTCTACAGGGCTACCGGTACATTATGCGTACTTCAATGATGACGCGTTTATTGTTGGCCCGACGCCAGACAGTAACTATGCAGTAGAGCTACATTACGGGTACTACCCTGAATCCATTGTGACGGCTGGCACGACGTGGCTTGGGGATGAATTTGATTCGGCTTTGCTGAATGGTGCGTTGATTGAAGCTATCCGGTTCTTAAAAGGCGAACCAGATATGGTGTCTCTATACGAACGGTTATATGTACAAGCTATAGGATTACTCAAAAATTTGGGTGACGGTAAATTACGCGAAGATGCTTTCCGTTCAGGTCAGTATAAAGTTGCGGTAACTTAAGGAGTTTAACATGGCAATTACACAGGCAATGTGTACTTCGTTCAAGCGAGCATTACTTGACGGAGAAATGGATTTTAGTAGTGACACAGCGCAGTCTTATAAGATCGCGCTAATTAAATCGGGTTCGTCGGGTACTTTTAATGCTGCTACGACTAGCTATACCGATTTAACGGGTAGTTCTGATGAAGTCACGGGCACAGGGTATTCTGCGGGTGGTAACACGCTGTCTATCTCTACCGACCCTACTACTGGGGGTACTACGGCGTTTCTTAGTTTTGCTACGACTACGTGGACTACGGCGACAATTACCGCTGCAGGAGCTTTGATTTACCAAGCTGGTGGGTCTACCCCTGCGGTTGCGGTACTTGATTTTGGTGGTGATAAAACGTCTACGGCAGGTGATTTTCAGATTACTTTTCCGACAGCGGATGCTACTAACGCCATTATCAGGATTGCTTAGGTACTAAGGGATGCCATCTTCGACGACATACGAAGGCTGGGGACGCGCCAGTTGGGGACAAGGTTCTTGGGGAACCCCCCTTATTATTGTCAACGTCGATGGCCTTCAAGCGACTGGGGCTGTAGGTAGTGTAAGTATAGCTGCGGATGCAGTCGTAGCCGTTACAGGAGTAGTTGGTACAGGCAATGTTGGTGCGGTAGCTGTAAGCGGTGAAGCCAATGTCTACCCATCAGGACTACAAGCTACAGGCGCAACAGGAACCGTAGTTGTATCCGCAGACGCAATAGTAGCAGTAACAGGCGTAGCAGGAACCACGGCTCTAGGAGCAGTAGCGGTATCAGGGGATGCAAATGTAACCCCAGCAGGACTAGAAGCTACCGGTGCCGTAGGTAATGTTGCGATAAATGCCGACGCGATAGTTGCTGTAAGTGGTGTATCGGGGACTGTAGAAACAGGGTCTGTAACGGTAGGGGGCGATGCGAATGTAGCCCTAACCGGTGTTCAAGGCACTACGGCTCTAGGCAGCGTTACGGTAGACTTGATTATTCGAGTGCCGGTTACAGGAGTTCAAGCTACAGGTGCTATTGGCGATGTAATTGTAGGGCTTGGGGTAAACATATTTGTTACAGGTGTAGCGGCTACCGGCGAAATAGGAACTGTCCATATATGGAGCCAAATAGTCCCCGGCCAAAACCCAAACTGGCAAGATATTAGTGATGCACAAAACCCAAATTGGGTTAATATAAATACAGCTCAAAATCCAAACTGGCAAGACATAGCCGCATGAGGTTACGAATATGACAACTCAATACACTACGATCCTTAAGTTAGCTCTTCCTGTTCAAGGGGAATTGAGCGGTACTTGGGGCGATGTTGTAAACGACAATATCACGCAGATGGTAGAACAAGCCGTTGCAGGTAAGGCCGTAATCAATACGTGGACAGGTAACTCTCATACGCTAACCACCGCCGATGGTACGACCTCTGAGTCTCGTTGCGCTATTTTGGAATTGACTGACTCGGGTACTGCACTGACAGGCGCTGGTACGGTAGTCTGCCCAACTAATACAAAACTTTATATCGTAGACAACAACACGGCTGAAATTGTCACCGTTAAGACTTCTGGTGGTACAGGCGTTGCCGTGCCCGTAGGTAAAACCATGCTGGTCTACTGCGACGGCACTAACGTCGTTGAAGGCGTTACCCACGCAAATAGTCTGAGTTTGGGCACCAGTACGGTTACTGCAGATAAGATCCTAGACGAAGATAACATGGCGTCTGACAGCGCCACAGCCATTGCTACCCAACAATCAATCAAGGCGTATGTAGACTCCCAAGTTGGGACTGTTGACACCCTGTCTGAGATTCTTGCTCAAGGAAACACTACTGGCGGCACAGATCTAGCCGTATCAGCGGGCGATGACATTACGTTTACTGATTCCTCTAAAGCCATCTTCGGTACTGACTCTGACCTACAGATTTATCATGATGGTAGTCATAGTTACGTTAGCGACCAAGGCACTGGCAATTTAGTATTAAAAGGGAATAACTTTAGAGTTTATAACGCTGCTGAAGATAAGCTCATGTTTGCTGGAAACAATGGTGGCATTTCTTACATGTACTATGATGGTAGTGTTAGGATAGCAACAAGTAACACAGGCGTAGCCGTAACGGGCACGGTCACGGCGGATGGGTTGACAATCGACGGCGGGAATACGCTTAGGCTAGACGCTGCATCAACGGCAGATTTCTTTACGATTGTTCAGGGCGGAACGCAGGCTGTCCTAACTGCCGATTCAGATGCCGCCGCCAATATGCTGTTTAGGACGGCTTCCGCAGGCGTCGATACAGACAGAATGCAGATTTTGTCTAACGGCGATATTGAAATTTACGAGGACACGGGCACAACGCCAAAGTTCTTCTGGGATGCGTCTGCGGAGTCTTTAACGCTTAGTGGTACAGGTGGGCTTGATGTCACGGGTACGGTCACGGCGGATGGGTTGACTGTTGATGTTAATAGTGGAGACGTTAAGTTTATAGATACAGGTACTGCGGCGTCTGACACACCACAAATATTAATAGGTAACGGAGACACTTCAGCTAGAAGCGGACTGATCCGAAACTATAACGACGCAACTAACTTTGAAATTATTGCATCCGCCTCAACTACGGCAGATAAAAACTTAGTATTTAGAACCGTAGACAATGCCTCTGAATCGAGATTAAAAATAGCCTCCAACGGAGACATCAGCTTCTACGAGGACACGGGCACGACTCCAAAGTTGTTCTGGGATGCTTCGGATGAATCGCTGATTCTCGGCTCTGGCGTTAATACCTACGCCAAATTGACAATAGCAGAAGAAGGAACAAGTGTAGGTTCTACGATAAGGTTGATTGGAACAAATACAATCGCAGGAGGTTCTCAAGTTTCGCACATAACATCTTATCAACCTGCAGGCGGTTTTGCTGGAGACGCAGCGTTAGGCTTTAAAGTCAGAGGTGGGATAGACACTTTTGCGGAACCTTCTACGGTCATGACCCTACTGGGTGGTGGCAGCGGTGGTGGCAAAGTGGGTATTGGTACGGATTCGCCTAACACTAAAGTAGAAATATCAGGCGCAAAAAACACTTCTGAGCTACGACTTTCTAGTACAAATAACGATTCTTCTTGGGTTGCAGGAGATTACATAGGAAAGCTATCGTTTTATTCTGCCGACCAGTCAGCTGCTGGGGCTGGAATTAAAGGTTCTATTGCAACTGTTGCGGTTCCCCCGTCTGGCGGCACTACCAACATGGTGTTCAGCGTTGCTACAATCTCATCTAATGAACACGAAGCCATGCGCATCGATGCCAGCGGGAACTTGCTGGTGGGGACTACGTCGACCAACCCATACACCTCTGCAACAGAAACTGGCGCGGTCGTTAGGGGTGATGA